ATACGCCGTCGAAGCAGTCCAAGCAACTGGAGTACCAGCTTGCAAGTTAGCACCGTTAGCAGAAGTAATCTGTGCTTTCAAACCAGTTGTAGTACCGAAACCATTGATCAAGAAACCTTCGTTGTATTTACGAAGCTTGTCAGTGTAGCTTTCAGCTATTACTGTTTCAAATGGGATGAAATCGTTACCAGTACCTGCATTCATAAATGCTGATTGGTAAACTGAGCGTAGATCTTCTACACACATTTCAGTTTTAGATTGAAGTGATTCAATCGTTACATTTACTTGTGAGTATGTTACTTCACCGTCTGAAGTCCATCCACAAGATAAAGCTGATACAGGTAAATCTGCATCAACCAAGTTAATTGCTACTGTTCCACTTGTGAAACCTGAGCGTAGATCTACGTAATCTAGTAAATCTGTTTTTAATACAACTTTTGAAATCAACGCCAATGACTCTTGGTCAGTGTATGCTGGTAAAGCTGTAATATCAAATCCGTATGCCATGATAAATTTTTGTTTTTTTTAAATTAGTTTGTTTTTCTGATGGCTGCTAATGCGTCCATTCTTTTTGCGAATAACTCATCTCTAATAACTTTGTTTTCAGAGAAAGTGTTTCTGATTGGTTTCGCAGCAGGCTCATCCGCTACTTTGTTGAATCTCTCCTTTAATAATTCGAGTTCCTTTTTTAATTCTTCGATAACTTCACCCTGTGGTTTAACGATGTCTACGATAGCTTGTACAAGTTCATCCATGTCAAATTCTTTTTCTTTGACTTCGATCTCTTCTTCTTCCATCTTTACTTCTTCTTTCTTTTCCTCTTCAGCTTCAATTTCAGCTTCTGGAGCAACTTCTTCGATTGAAGTAATTTCACCGTTTTCACCAACAGTAACAATTTTACCGTCAGTTGTTTCGTGTTGGCCAGCTGGAGCAAATGGGTCTTCAGAAACACCTTCACCTGCGCGAACGAATAGAATTGCTCCTACTTCTAATTCACCTTCAGTGTATACTTGTGTTCCATCAACCAATTCTGCCTCAGCAAATTTAGCCTCTACTGTTTCAACAACTTCATTTGAAGACAACATTACCTTCAATTTTCCAATTACGTCATTTACATTCATAAATAGAGTTGTTTTTTTAGTTGTATAGGCACCATTACCTATACTATTAAATATATATTCGTCTCATAATGACAAAAGTTTTTAAAAAAAGTCACTCCAGATTTTTTTATGTCAAATATTTGTGGTATATTTACCCTATAATAATCAGTTAAACTATACAACATGGCAAAAAAACGAATTAGAAAGGATCAAGTTAATGGTATCTATGCATACGCACAAGAAGACAAGCTATTTGCTAGGTGTCTAATGGCAGCACACCAGTACATATCTAATGAGATTGGTGTAAATGTACCATTACATTATGAACGTAAACATATCTATGGACCAGCAGCACCATACTTTGGTTGCTATTCCCCAAGTACACAAGTTTGTACGTTTAACTTTTCTGCTAATTATGGTCAAACACTTCGAAGTGCATTAGAAACTATTGGACACGAGTTGCGACATGCTTTACAATACGATAAAGGTTGGTATAATGGACATACAGAGCGTCGTCAGCGTTGGGGTAAACAACTCATTGGTGATTGGAAAGGCGAAGAGTATAAAGGTGATTATATTAATGCTCCTTGGGAAATAGATGCTCGTGGCTTTCAACAACATTATGCAGAAATGACTCACCAATTGTTTACTGAAGCAGAGTTAAATACAGTGCTCCCAGTATATGTACCGAAAAAAAGTACTAAATAATTTTTTTATATCAAATATTTGTGGTATATTAGTAGAGTAATAATCAACAAAGGTAAAATAAAATGAAAAGAGTAGAGTTAACAGAACAAGAATTAGAAAAGTATTTACAAGATCCTAAAAACGTATTACAAGTGTTTATGGGTGCTTTCGTAGACACATATGGTTATGACCATTCTAAAGTAAAAGCAGAAATATCAGAATCTAAAAATACTGCTACATATTGGAAAGGCAAAGAGTGGTACAATACAAAAAAAAATACTGCGTTAATTGGTCTTCAACACAAAACATTTAGTATCATCTTTGGTGAAGGTACTACAGACTCTATCGAAGTTTATATGATCGAGACTAAAAAGCAAGGTAAAGGTGTTGGTACTCGAGTTATGGAACAAGTACTTGATCTTGCAGATGACTTTGGTTTAGATGTTACTGTAATACCTACAGCATATAAAAATCAAGATGATCATGCATATTTATCATTTTTACGTCAGTGGTATTATGATCTTGGGTTTGATCACAGTGCGATTAGTCCAGTGATGAAATATAAATGTGAAAAATAATTGAAACAGTTTGGCGCTACTTGCATATAATTAATGTCTTTAGCGTTGGAAGAAAGACTAGTTGGAGGGCAGATGAGGTTACTTTCTGTCTTTCAACCTATCATTCTCTCTTTTGAGGTACTCAACTTCAACACGTAATGAGTTAACTTCACCAATTAATAATTCAATACGAGATCTCATCTCATCTTTCTCTTTAGATGATTCTGCAAGTAGGTCCTCTAATTTACATACCCTTTCTTTTAGATCTGCTTTGTACATAGCGTCTGTTGAGTTTTCTTTATTATATTTGGTCTCTTCAAACTTTTGTTTACGTCTGAATTGTAGGAATTGCCAAACTCCTGCTGTAGTAAAAATACTGGCTAATGGTACTATGATGTCATTTATCTCCACGTTGTAACTGTTCTGATTTTAATCTGTTTAAAGTACTAAATGACGAATACGTTAAAAGAACCCATCCCCAGTGTGATGGTGTTGGTAGACCTATTGTGGTTAAATAAAAACCTAAACAAGTCATATACATCATAGTAGTGAAATACGCCGCTCTAATACGACATCTAATATCTTCATTTGATATACATCTCATTTGATATAAACCTGCTCCAACTAACATTACATTTAACAACCACATGGTGTGTATTTCAATTGAAACAGCTATAGGTGCCAGTGTCGCGATAGCAAGTGCAAGTGTAATCTCTGTTGGTTGACTATCTGAATATTTCCAGATTTGTTTTAATCTAGTTAATAATGTTTTAATCATAATTTTCAATAAATTGACCAGCTATACTAAAACCATTTAGTTTACCTTCTTTGATTTTTTGCCATGTCTCTTTATTATTTATTTTATACGATGTCATCCACGTGGATTTAGGTACATCAAAACCTAACGCTGCAGCTTTATCTTTTTCTGGATCCTCAACAATCCAAGACTCAAGCAAAGTATTTTCATTAGTAACGTTATCATCATGATCAATATCAGTATTGTGTTGTTTATTTTGTTCTAAAAACTTTTGTGCAATCTTTCTAACAGTTTCTTCTGAAAAATAGACATGGAATAAATTACCCATTGCATCTCTACGAGGTATCATCATATTAGGTATCATTGCTGGTCCTGTAACTATCATTTGATCGTCATTAAATGAAAATCTTTTTTCAGCGCTCATTCTCCACCAATCATTACCACTATTTGCAATTTGACCAGCTTCTTCAGGTGCTTGACCTAATTCTGCAACTACTGTTCTACCATTAGAATCATATTGACGATATGCAAGCCATCTGTGACGGCAATTTACACCGCCTTTATATTTAAAAACGTCATAGTAATTAGAAGCATTTGGACCCATTCCTGGTTGTAGTTCAAAGTTACTCAGTTGATTTATTTCTTCGATAGTATAGTATTTACTAGCACGTTGCATCATAATGCGACAGAAACGTCTAGACTCACTACCAGACGGTAATGATCTACCTTGATTATATCTGTAAAGTAGTGTAGTTCTATCATCGTCATCTCTCTTTAACAAATCATTTAGTGCACCAATACCTTGGATAATCTCTTCTTCAGTAGCGAAGTTTGATTTTGACATATCTACATACGAAGTAGTTTTAGCATCAAATTGTCTACCAAAGTCTTCGCGACTAACTAACTCTTCAATGTAATCGAGATGTGCTTCACTAATTTCACCTTCTTTAGCAAATTGTCTGTCTTCATATGAACCGTAACAAATAGCTGTAGCTTGGTCTTGATCAAAACCCTCTTCTATTAGAATTGGTATACATCTACCAATATACTCATCTTCAGACTCTCCTGGGTTCACATCCACAAACTTCTGAGCAGCAAACGTTTGCCACATAATACCTATTGCAGGGTCTTCAACTAAACTCATTATATCGACTCCTAAATCATTGAATTCTAGGTTGTCTATGTCTATTAATAATTCTACTATTTTATTCATATTACAATCTTGCTAAATCATTTATTTTCTTGTCAGCTTCCTGTTGAGATGTAATGTTATCACTGACAACATATGCCCTAATTACATTAGCACTCGAAGAACCGCTTTGTTCGCCAAGAGTTAGGGTGTTTGATTGTTCTTGACCTCCTGCGGCTCCTGCGAGTGCTAAAGTAGGATCAAATGTTGGTACTGACGGTGCAGTGGGTACTGAACCTCCACCTCCACCTCCACCAGAAGGTCCTGGTGTTTTAGTACTCAATATCTTTTTAACATTCATTAAACCACTAGCAATAGCGACACCTGCTGCAATCTGTGGGAATGGAGGAGGTGCTGGTGTATTTGCCAAGGCGTTAGTTGCTGC